TTAACGCAAAGTTTATTTGCAACTCAAAATGGTGTACAAAAAGTAATTCCTAATTCAGTAGCTCAGTTTGACGAGCTAAATCATGACTTAGAAGATTTTTATCCAAATAATATAAAAACAGACTCTATTATTGGAAAGGTAAAAAAATATTGTCCATTGAGATCAACCACCACAAACTTTATTGATTGCGCGGCTATGACCCTTAATTTTTCAGTCATCAGTCCTTCGATTTCTTTTAAACAGCTCGGACAATCTCCAAATTATTTTATGGATTTTGCAACAACGGAAGAAATAAATAATTTAATCACTAATGATAATAACATTTATTCGAGTGGAAGAACTACTGGCAGAAAAGGCGAATCCTGTCAGATGGAAGTCACTCAATTAGGCGCATCTTTTAATATAGTCTATAAAAAAGAAACAGTCAATACGCAAATTATTTTCCAAGATTGTTTTTATATTAGATATAGAAATTTATCTTTATCGCCAACGATTGTATCTGGAGATTCTGGATCGTGCGTTACAGCTGATATAAATGGGCAAAGAAAAATTATTGGTTTAGTTTTCGCTGCAAATTCTACAGAAGGAGCAGTGTGTCGTATAGATAGAATAGCTTCAATTTTAAATCTAAAAGCTTGGAAAGGAGAAAATTATCCAGTAGATGGAATTTCAAATACTTATCTATATCAAGGATTAAGTAATGATCCTTTTATAGATTTAAACGGAAAAAAATATTGGCAAGTTGGCAAACAGTCCCCCGCAACTTCCTCTAGTTCTTCTGCCGGAGGTCAATCTAATTGTTGCTCCGCTTCCTGCACGCAATGTCCAGTGAATGGATCAATATACATTAATTGTAATGGTGACTTAAATATTTTGGGTCAGAACGCTCAGGGCTGTATTACCTATACTTGTTGTTAAGTTTATTAAATATTAGATATTTTATTTTTATATTAATAAAATATGTATTATGCTCAAAATATATTGCTCTCAATGTGGGTCTCCTACAGAGTATTCGTTAAATAAACCTAAATTTTGCTCTTCTTGCGGGACTAGTTTTTATTCAAATTTAAAAATAGTTAGTAAAATTCAACCAAAACCTATTGTTAATATAAATAACGACATTGACGAAAGCGAAGACTATACTGAAGTTAGTCAAGTGCCTGAAATTAATAATTTAGATTTTGATATAGATATAGAAAGAAGCCCAGTCCAAAAAATATCTGATATAGCAGGATCTGCAAAAAATAACCCCTATAGAGAGTTAGATAATATGCCAGTAGAAAAAAATACAAAAAATATTATTGAAGAATTTCAAAAAGAAGCAAGCGCAATACGCCCAAAGCAAAAAAATAGAAAAATAAAAAATGGCCAATAAAAAAAAGATAAAATTCGAAAATTTTATCCAAGAAATTAATACTGAAATTAATAAAAGAAAAAATAAGTGGAATCTTACCGCTATTGCATGGATGGATTTTAATGATGTATCGCAAATATTAAGATTTCATATATATAAAAAATGGCATTTATATAATCAAACTAAGCCGTTGGCCCCTTGGATTAATCGTATTATTAGCAACCAAATCAAAAATTTAATTCGTAACAATTATAGTAATTATACGAGGCCATGTTTAAAATGCTCTGCTGCAGAAGGAGAAGATGGTTGTAATATTTATTCCAAACAATGCTCGAACTGCCCTTTGTACGCTAACTGGGAAAGAAATAAAAAAAGTGCGCACGATACAAAATTAACGTTAAGTTTAGATAATCATTTACCAGAAATAAACAGTATACCACAAGAAAATTTTAATTTAGAAGAGTCTGCAAGAAATATACATAGCAAAATGCAAAAATATCTTAAACCAATAGAATGGAAAATATATACATATTTATATATACAAAACAAAAACGAAGAGGAAGTGGCTAAATTAATGGGATATAAAACTTCAGAAAAAAATAGAATAGCAGGGTATAAACAAATTAAAAACGTTAAAAAATCTATTATATTAAAAGTAAAAAAACATTTATATAATGGAGATATAGACATTTTATGAACGAAGAAATACCGATATTAACAGAAGAACAGCAACTAAAGCTACTCCAAGAATGGAATAGTAGACCCTCAAATCCTCCAGGATTATCTGAGTTGGTTAAATTAGCTTTCGGTAGAGACGACTTAGACGGCAGAAGCAAAGAGGGTAAGGCTGTAAAACAATTTTTAGCTTCTAGACAAATTAAACCAAAGAAAAGTCACGAATATGAAGCTAAGGGTCTGATAGAATTAAACGAGGAACAAAAAGAATATATAAGTAACAATTGCTCAACAATGACTGGCCTAGAAATGGCTAAAATTTTATTTAAAGATAATTCTCTCACTAATTTATGCCAAGAGACAAGAAGCGTATTAGATTATATGAGAAATATTCCATCCAACATTAAATTTAACAATGCAGAAGATGAAGATATATCTACAGAAGATTATAAACCGCCTCGTAGCGAAGAAAGAATGATTAATAAAATTAATAAATACGTTTTAGACGGCGTAGATAAGTCTAAAATTACCCATGGTCAAAAAAGAGAGATCAATGCATGTATAGGATATATGAACACTCATAGATTTATACATCAAATTAATCTTTACGATAATGAAGGAGATAGAGAATTATTTGAAAGCAGTTTTATTAGATACACTTACAATAAATCAGACTTAACCCAGGAAGAGGTAGACCAATACATTGTTCTTTGCACAGAGGTTCTTATATCGTCTAAAATACAAGAAACAATTAATATTTTACAAAATCAAATAGATATGGCTATTGCTGATGATGGGAAAATCCCCATGGCCCTAGTGGAAGCAAGCAATACAGCTCGCAAGGAATATAATGATTGCGTTAATCGTCAACAAAAATTAAATAATGATTTAAAAATAAAAAGAAGCGAAAGACTTTCTAAACAAACAAAGGATACTGCTTCTATAATTAATTTAGTACAAATGTGGAAAGAGGAAGAGAGCAGAGCTAAATTAATTCGGATGGCAGAAATGCGCAAAAAAGTCGTAGAAAAAGAAATAGATAGATTATCTTCTATGGATGAAGTAAAATCAAAGATCTTAGGTATTTCTAAGGAAGAAATTTTAAACGGATGAGTATTATTTGTAAAATTGATGGAAAAGAATTTAAAGACGAAAAAAGCCTTCATCTGGCACTAAGGAGTTATGGTTTTAATAAAGAGAGATACTATCATAAATATTTTCCTAGGAAAGATTTATTGACCGGAGAAACTATTGGATTTAAAACGAAAGAACAATATTTTAATAGCGACTTTAATAATAAAAATAATATGAAACAATGGCTCAAAGAGCAGTCTGTCGAAAAAGCTCGAGAGTATTCTAAAGAAGTTTTAGCAAGAAGGAAAAATGAAAAAGGGATTATTTATTCCCCGTCTCAAGTAGAACTAAGGAGTATTATGAGTCCATCAATAGTTTTCTATAATAAAATTTTTGAAGATTATTATGATGTGTGTTCCAGTATTGATTTAGAGAATAAGTTTATTCATCCTAAAAATATATCTAATCAATTTAAAAATAAGTTAAATCCTAAAGATATTATATACGTAGATACAAGAGAACAAAATTGGCTTAAATTTGATATTCCATTCGAGATTAAAACTTTGCCTTATGGTGATTATACCTGTTCAAATGATAATTGTAATTGTTATATAGAAAGAAAAAGCTTAAGCGATTTTATAAGCACATTAAGCAGTGGTAATATCGAAAGATTTAAGAATGAGATTCTTAAATCAAAAAAAGATGGATCATATTTAGTAGTTATTATTGAAGAGAAATTAGAAAAAGCTTTAAGTTTTCAATATTTACCGCATATCAGCAAAAAAATTAAAGCCACACCAGATTTTATATTTCATAATGTCAGATCTTTATTGCAAGATTTTGATAATATACAATTTCTTTTTGTTGACGGAAGAAATGAAATGAAAAGGGTCATAGGGTCTATCTTTAGCTCAAAATGTTTTTACAAAAAAATAGATCTACAACTTGCGTATGATATGAAAATTTTATGATATATTGCCCGCCTAAATATATTAAAGAAGTAAAAGATATCAATAAAGAACTGTCTGAATTAACAGGGTATCTTAATGATAAAGAAGCGAAAATATCTTTAGCTAAATTTTTAAGAGCTAATATAGGAGTCACGACAGAATTAATAAGTGGAGTTAAACTCGCGGCGTATCAAGAAATGCATATCAAAGCTTTTTTTAATAGGAATTTTAATATGTGTGTTTTTGGTAGAGGCTGCGGTAAAACTTTTATGGCCGCAGTTTATTGTTTTTTACAATGCGTATTTGAGCCTAATACTAAAATATTAATTGCTGGACCGACTTTTAGAACTGCTAGATTTATTTTCAATAATTTAGAGAAAATAATTGATAGTCCTGGAGCAGAATTATTAGCCCAATGTTTTGGAGCTAAAACCAAAAGAAACGATCAATTTGAATGGCAAATAAATGGTGGAAGTATTGTCGCTATTCCATTGAATGGAGAAAAAATACGAGGCTTTAGAGCAAATGTTCTTGTCTTAGACGAGTTTCTTTTGCTCCCAGAAGAAATTATCAAAAATGTTTTGATGCCGTTTTTAGTTGCCCCACAAAATATTAAAGAAAGAATGCAGATAAGAGAATTAGAGGATAAATTAATTTCTGAAGGTTTAATGAAGGAAGAAGAAAGAATGTTATTTGAGAATACTAGTAAAATGCTAGCTTTTTCTTCAGCTAGTTTTACTTTTGAAAATTTATATAAAACTTATAATGAATGGATAGAAAAAATAGTTAATAATGAAAAAGGCGAAGCTACATATTTTGTCAGTCAAATGAGTTACGAAGCTCTTCCAGAAGAAATGATAGATAAAACAATTATTGAAGAAGCTCAAAACGGAGGATCTAGCCATAGCAGTTTTTTAAGAGAATATTGTGCGAGATTTACTGACGGTAGCGATAGTTATTTTAATGCAAAAAAAATGGAAGAATGCACTTTAAAAAATGGACAAGCCCCACACACTCTTTTACAGGGCGATCCTAAAAAGAAATATATATTAGGTATTGATCCTAATATGAGCGACAGTCCAAATGCAGATTATTTTGCCATGGCGATTTTAGAAGTAGACGAAGAAAAAAAACAAGGAATTCTTGTTCATACTTATGCTGGTCTAGGAAATTTAAAAAATCACGTATCATACTTATACTATATAATGACTAATTTTAATATAGTGATGATTATATTAGATAATGCCGGAGCAGATGTATTTTTATCTGCATGCAATCAATCAGAGCTTTTTAGAAAAAACAAATTAGAAATTAAAACAATAGAAATTGACTCTGATATTGAGGGCGCAGACTATGAAGCCATGATAAGAGATGCCAGATTAAAATATAATTTAGATGATAAAAAAATTGCTTTTAATCAAGTTTTTACAAGCAATTTCATAAGAAAAGGAAACGAATATTTACAAGCTTGCATAGATTATAAAAAGATATGGTTCGCTAGTAAAACCAGTGCGGACGAATCATTTTTTAATGAAGCCATAGCAAAAGGCGCCCCTATAGATATGATTAAAAATGATGATAAAAAAGACTGGACCATTTTAGATTTTATAGAGCATCAAGACGATTTTATATACCAAACAAAAAAACAATGCACATTAATTGAACACTCTAGTACGGTAAGAGGCACTCAGACATTTGATCTTCCGCAGCATTTAAAAAGAAGTACTTCCGCGAATAAAGCCAGAAAAGATAATTACTCAGCACTTATGTTAGCTAATTGGGCTTTAAAATGCTATAATGATATGATGTCAAAGCCAGAAAAAATAGAAAATTCTACTT